AGGGCCTGGGTTTTTGGAGTGCCTTTTTCCTCATCGCCCTCGTCGTGGGGATACTGGGGATGTTATTAACCGGATTTGAAGAAGCATAAAAAGAATAATTAAATGGAGGATGTAATTTATGGACCAAGGAAAAGTATCTACCTACATAATATCAATTGTAGGCGTAATATTCGCCTACGTAATAGCCAACCCCCAAATCGTTGAACAATTAATGGGATCTGCATTCTACGCCCAGTACGGAGCTGCATTAATAGCACTTCTTGTTGTGATTTATAACTTCATGTACCCACGTAACCCAGAACCTGTTGAAGAAGTAGCCTAATTGAATACTAATGAGGGAACCTATGGACCTCGACACACAATCAACGCACACCCAAACCAACCCCTCAAACAACGGGGAACTAATACAAATGGAGTGCGTGCAAAAAGACACCATAAACCGCATCTTCAACCTCTGGAGAGAAACAAGTAAACAACAAGAACAATTCCAACGCCAACTCATAAGCCGCGACCAAAAAATCAAAGACGCCTTCGACCAAACACAACAAACCATCCAAGAATTAATCGGTGACCTGGAGAAAAGGAAACTAATCAACAACTTCAACGAAAAAGAAAAACAACAACTACAACACATGATCGAAGACGCCGAAGCCACCGATGGCGACCTCTACAGTAAAGTCGGAGAAATGGACGGCCGACTCGTAAGGGTTGAAACTGACCTCCAGAATGTCATAGACATGGCCCAGGACACGGCCAGGAAGTATGACCGGATGTTCTGGCTTTTGGTAGCATTCTTTATTTTGTTTATTATTAAGACCTTTATCTGGGGGTATTAATGACCACCACGTCCAATGAATGCTGCGTGTCCCATGAAGACCACCAAACGGGCATAGAGGACATGAAAATCCGACACCACCAATTCTACCAGACACTCTGCAACTGCATCACCAAAGAAGACAAAGATGATTAACCATGGCTAAGTATGACTGGGATGCAATAAGAACAGACTACATCCACGGCTATATCAATGAAGAAGGCAACCTCCATTACCCCACCTACAAAGAACTATCCCAAAAACACGGACCATCAGAGAAGACCATCCGGAACAAATCATCAAAGGACAAATGGTCCCAAAAAAAGGACATCTCTAGGACAAAAATAGGACAAGCCATCGAAGAAAAACGACAAGAACAAATCACCGATGAAGCCCTTAATTTTGATAGTGAGAACTTAGAAACAGCCAAGATTGGAATAACTGATATTAAAGGCCAACTAAGCAAAGGCAACATCCCTGTTCATGATCATCTTAAATTCAGTAATGCTTTGGTGAATTATCAGAAGGTTGGTCTTAACGCCATGGGACAACCTACTGAGTATGTTAAAAGTGAAGGAAGGCATGATGTCAACTTCAACAAAGGCAGTCAACAGCGGATCCTCACAGAAGAAGGATACACTGGATGACCGTTTCCTCAATGACTTATATTTATTCTACCGGTATTTTGTAGCTGAAAGTCAATTCGGGTCCAACTCGAAACCGGCGGGTCATATCAAGGAGTTATCAAGGCACTTGATGGCTTTGAAACTGGGATTACTGGATAAGCACCTATGCGTATCCATGCCACCAAGGCACTCCAAGAGTACGATGATCACGTTGGCCTACCCATTATGGCTATTATTCCAGGACCCGGACCTGGACATACTAATCGTAAGTAACACTAAGGAGTTGGCTGAGAAGTTTGGACTGGATATCCGGGAGTTGATTCAGACTCATGGAGCCTACTTCAACATTTACCTAAGTGATGTTAAGCATTCATCCAGTCATTTAAAGTTTTGTACTAAGGATGGCCGACTCTACCGTGGCAGTATCCGATTAACCGGAGCTAGTGGGTCAATAACTGGCCAGGATGCGGATTATATTATCGTTGATGACCCTTATAAAGGCGAGGAAGACGAACTCACACCCACCGCATTACAAAAGAAGGTTAACTGGTTCCTCCGGATTATTATTCAACGGTTGGAGCCACAAACACGTTTATTGGTTTTGCATACCCGGTGGCATAGCCACGACCTATCAGGCTACTTAGAGGACAAATTATCACACGATTATAAGTTTATCACATTCCCCGCCATCCTACCAGATGATACCCCACTATGGCCGGAACAGTACACATTAGCAGAACTCGAAAACAAAAGAGCCACGATGGGTGACAGGCTATTCAGCAGCATCTATCAACAAAAACCATTAGACGAAACCAGTGACTTCTTTGACCTTGACAAGATCAAGTATGAAGGACTCCAGCCTGGTGAAGAAATAACCCAACGAGTAAGAAGCTGGGACATATCCAAGGGTGATACATTACATTCAGACGCAACAGCCGGAGCATTAATGGCCTTAACCAACAAGGGCCGGATTGGAATAACCCACCTGGTGCATGGCCGGTACAGTAATGAGACGAAACAAACCCTCATCAACACCGCTAATAGTGACACCATGAACACTCCTATCCTCATTGAGACCGGAGTCGCAGCAGCTGGTGACCTACTATTCACAGAGTGGAGACAACAACTCACAGGCCACCGAGTATACCGGAGTAAGGCGATTAAAAGTAAACCGGATCGGGCCACACCCCTAAAAAACGGGATACTTGACGGATTATTTTTCATAGACCTCCCACCAGAGCAGGTGGAATTAATTAACAGTGAACTAAGGAGCTTCCCGGATGGAGTTCATGACGACATCATAGACGCAATAGCTTATGGTTACATCTACCTACAAAAAAGGTTACGGGGTAAACGAGAAGTACGGAGTGCCTTATTACATACTGGCCGGAGACGATAACGGATGAAGAGTTACATATACACAGATCGGGGCCGATTAGTAAGGCCAGGAATACTAGAAAAATACTCAATAAAGAGTAGCAACAATGGCAGTCAACAAATACCCGAAGACCCCTTCACCAGCACCTACGGGGCACGTGGAATAGTAGAACCCTTATATAACCCCACTCAACTTGTCACCCTAACTGAAGTCAACGTCTACCACAACCGGTGCTGCAAACAAAAAGCCCTAGACGTAGCCGGCAGTGGATTCAGTATCCAACCCACCACCAAAGGCAAAGGGTCAGAGGCCAACAAAAAGAAGTTAGAGGACTTCTTTAAAAACCGAGTACCCCATGGGACATGGCAGAAAGCCGCCCAGGACTTCGAGGAAGTAGGATACGCCGGCATAGAACTCGTAAGGTATAATAACAACCCTAAAGCCGAACCCAAAACCGCCGTCTACATACCCGCCCACACATTCCGGATCCATAAGGATAAAACCAAGTTTCTCCAGGAGAGGGGGACCGGTAAGGTTTGGTTCAAGAACATCGAATATGAGGGTGAGATTGATAGTAACACGGGGGATTCTTTTAACACTGATGCTCCACAAAGCCCGGAGGCATTGGGCCGGAGAGCGAATGAATTATTATACTTAACCAACCACACTGCCCGTTCTGATTATTATGGTTTCCCAGATAGCATCCCCGCTATTCCTACCATGTATGGTGAGCAAGGACGAGCCACCTACAATGTAGCCTTTTTTGAGAACTATGGTATTCCTACTTATGCTATCACGATTACTGGTGACTTTGATGAGGGGGAGCGGGATGAGACTAGTGGCTTAACATTATTGGAGGAACAACTCCAGGAGCAACTCCAATCTATCCAGGAGAACCCTCACAGTACAATGGTTATATCAATCCCTTCACGTGATGGGTTAGAAAAAAGCAACGTGGGAGTGGAGTTCCAACCATTATCCACGGAGACTAAGGATGCCAGTTTCCGTTTGTATCGGATGGATAACCGGGATGAAGTCATAACCGCCCACGGCATGGACCCCTACCGAATCGGAGTCATGCAAGCCGGATCACTTGGTGGAAACACCGCCATCGAATCCAAGAAGAACTATAAGAACGGCGTAATCCAGCCCCGACAACAACTCTGGGAGGATGCTATTAACCGGTATATCGTTGAAGGTGCCTTCGGTATTACTGATTACAGGTTTGTTTTTAACCCGATTGACTTAGAGGATGAAGAGAGTGACCTGGCCATTATGAAGGAATTATTCCAGATGGCAGCTGTCACCCCAAGTCAGTTGATTAAAACATTCGGGGACCGGTTCGGATTAGAACCAGTGGAGCACCCGGCCCTTGATGCTCATTACCTTAATGGGGTTCCTATTGATTATACTCCTGAAACTCCTGTCCCTGTGGATGTGGTGGAAACCCTAAAGAATCTACGTGATGGAATACTGAAGGAGGTGGCACGTGAAAACAGAGACAGCCCTGAAGATAGCACAATTAGTGGACGACTCATTAAGAAGCTTAAAGGCACCCTCACAACCTAACCTTTACACCCAACCCATCCACCATGCAGCTGCTAAAGCTGACACCCCCGCTATCACCGAGAACATAAAACTATTCAGGCGGGTCATGGAACGGATCGAAGCCGATGTGGAAGACCTCGCCACCAACAGCAAAACACTCGTGGAGTTCCGGGAACGCCTCGGAATCTATGTCCAAGCCAACCCCATGACCACAGAGGCTAATATGCCCTTTTTTATGGAGGCGGTGAACGGGGTGGCCGCGGAATACATGAGCCGGGTTAAGTCACTTCCACCGGGTGGTACTCAGGAATTAACCAAAGAGATTATCCGAACCCGGACCATGGACCACTTAACTAAACTGGGCAGTGATACCACCAGCCAACTAAGGAACACCCTTGAACAAAGCATCAACAATCAGAAGGGTATGCGGTATGCCAGGGATGAGATGGCTAAGAACATCGAAGGCATGACCCGGAACCGGGCTGAGGTTATAGCCCGAACCGAGACCGTTTATGCCCGGAACCAGGCGGAGCTTGTTAAGGCGGAGGCTAAGGGTAAGGAATACTTCATTGTAGTGTCCGCTGGTGATTGTTGCGAGGACTGTTATGAAACCTATGATGGTAACACCTTTCATGTCCCGGAGGATGAGGATATGCTACCTCCATTGCATCCTAATTGTCGGTGTACGGCGACTTTCTTCCGTACTGAGGAACAAGCTGGTGAGATGGCGGATGAAACAAGCAAGCCACGAAATGAAGAGGGGTAAGGTTTTTTTATGAAGTTTTTATTCCTTTGTGGGGCTGTGGTTGCTTATTATTACTTCTTTTATTGTTTAACTGAATATGTGAGGTGAATTTTATCATGGAATTGATTGTACTGAAAGATGATGCTAAACGACTGGTAACGGGGCCGGTGGTTATCCCAGATTGTCCGGATTGTGACTACCCTCGTGGCGAGAAACTACTGAGTGTGGATGAGATTGAGGATATGGTCCACTTCTACAACACCCAAAGCCAGTTGTCTGATGAGATGCACGTCTACGGAGCCAC